TTTTTTTTTTTTTTTTTTTTTTTTTTTTTTTTTTTTTTTTTTTTTTTTTTTTTTTTTTTTTTTGTTCTCATTTCCAATTAAAAGCTCCTAGCTAACTTTCATCTACAGAATTCCAACGTCAGAACGGCCGCGTACACCCAAGTGGATTCCTGGGTAACACGTTGCGATCCGATCGAGAGGATGTTCATCTAAATAGATTGAGCCATCTATAGAGCATGGTACTATGTTCTGGGACTATTATTCCGATACGACGAAATGGGTCGAAAATCTCGTCGTAGACACTCTTCCCTGAATGCACTGCCAGCAGTGCGATAGAGTTGAGCTTTTCCTTTAGAGTACCTGGTCTACAATAGCTAACCATTGCTTTCAAATTTTCTGTATCCATTTGAGGTTTAAACAAACAAGAATTGTGTCTAACAAATTTTCTTTTTAGAAAAGTAACCTCATAAAGATTAGAAGTTTCAGGAAATTCAACAGTCTTGTTAGCAGGTGTAATCTTATAATTGAAGGGGGCTAATCTTTGTTTAACAAGATTGAAATTTATTTGGTAATTTGTGGCGATGAGTAAATCATCACCATAGGACAAAACTTTGATGTCATCGAATTCAAAATTGGAATAGGCCAAGTGTAGTGCTGCTCTGATTACTATATTATTTATAATTGTGTTCAACATGCTCGTGGCGGCGCACCCTGACGGGAGACCACCCCTAACCAAAACTCTTCTCTCTTCAAAAGCATGTCGAGAAACTGCAAGGGATCTTAGATAGTCTCCTATTCTTTCATCAAATCCATTTTCTGGTGTAAAGAAATTTTCAATTAAAATTTCAAACATTGCGGTGGAGTGTGAGGCATCAAAGTTAGAGTAATCTACATCGTAGACATACTTGTACTGTAAGAGTTGGAAGGCGAAAGCAGTCCAATCTGTATCAGGGTCAGTGCCAATCGCTGAGCCAAGGTCCAAGCCGGGGTTTGTTTGAAATCTAGATGCAAAGCGTCCTAACAGTTGGCGTCCCCAAATACAGTGGTGAAAGGGGGGAACGTCCACAATTCTAGTCTTTGCTTCGTGGATCTTTTCTACGGGCCTAATTTCATCTTTCAAAAAGCTCTGGTACAAAATATCTTCATAATTACCTTCGGTCAATTTAGTGTGTGCTTCTTTTAGATTTTGTACCATGGTACCTTGTTCAAAATTCACCAACTGAGCCCTTTTTAAGCCTTGTTGGGTGTAAGGCAAGCCGGGCGATGTGTCCTTTTCCATTGGGTCCATACCTGGTAATCCTAAAATAGCTTGTTCTGGAGTCAGAATTTGGTTTTCCTTGCCTATTGTTGTAAACACTCTATTAGCATATTCTTTTGCAACCATGGAGAAAACAGATGGAAGCTCTTCCAAATTAGTTGTGTGCTTAGAGAAAGCGACCTGGTCTACGTCTTTTGTAGTCCTAGGGTCGTAACGTGAAAGGACGGCAGGTTCAAACTTTGGTTGGAAGCAGGGGTGCGCTACTGTCCTGCGTAGTTTGGTTTTTCGCGGAACGTGCACAACCGTATCAATACCAATTTCAACTATTGCACCTTGAGGAGTTAGACAATCTAAGGCCTTCTCAGCAGCTTCAACCATTTCCTGAGTGATTATCGTAGCAGCAGCCATACCGCCACCACCAGCCGAGTGCATTGCGTAAACGGCCTTCTTGCCGTTGACATGGCATATGAGCGCTGATCCGCACCAACCTCGGTGTGTTGTAGCTCTGTAATGAATACAATGGTTAAAGCACGCACCTGTGGTTGTGTTGACCGGTTGGTTGCCTACCAAAAACTTTCCAGTGAAGACAAAGGGTACTCCAGTATTCATAATTCCTGTGACAGTCTCATTTCTAGCCGGGAAGTCGTCATTTTTAGAACAAAATTTCTTAGAATTATCCTTAAACAATGGTCCTTTGACAACTTTTACAAAAGTCAAATCAACTTCCATTCCAGATTTGTTCACCGATCTCATTTGCACCGAATCTCTTTCGTGTCGTGTTCCTTTGAGTTCAAAAGCGCACCAATCTGTTTCAGCTACATGTCTGTTGACCACAAAGAGGTGTCCTTTGACCAACAAACAGGATTGTGTAACTTGTGCCTTGTCTGCATAAAAGAAAGTGATAGGAGTGACCATGTTCTTTGCAATGTTTACTTCATAGTCCATGACTGGGTTTCCAGCCTGGGCTACAATCTTTCCTCCTCCTTGTACATCCAAGACCTGGAGCGTTTGTTTCTCACCTTTCTTACCTCCAGAGTAAGCTGCTTGTTCTCCCTCGGATAACTGTATCTGAACTGGGGTTGGACACACCAAATTTTTAAATCTAGAAACTAATTTACAAACCGCAGATAAAGAGGCAATGGATGCAAAAACAATCGCTGAAACTTTGAGCCAATCTGATAAGAAATTTTGTCTTTCTTGGGCCTGATTGAAAGCTTCTTGGAGTTCGTCAATTTGATCCTGTAGGGCAGCATTTGTCTGTCTCAGGCAAGTCAACACATAGTCCATGTCATTACCAGGTGATTGGGCAACCAATGTGTTCATTTTCTTTAGATTTTCCACCTTGTTATCAATAGTATTTTTTACCATTTTCACCACTTGTTGAAGATTGTAAACATTCTTCGTGCGGTTGCAAACAAACCGCACGCCTCTTTTGTGGAGAAGCCTGCAATCAGTATTGAAACAATCCAATTGTGGTTTTCCTGAAATTTCCTCAAAAGCTTTTTCCACATTCAACATTCCATTAGGAGTGATACATTCATCTCCTGCCTCGACAGTCAGATCAAAAGTGATTCTCCTATCAACAGCTGGATAGTGTGCTACGGTAACAGGCCGGAACTTCGGAAGATTGGTTGTTGCTATTATAAAATTGGAAGTGAAAGGAGTGCCTTTCTTCTCTAAATGGGCCATATTTGGAAGAAAGTTTGTGCTTGAAACCATTTGACAGAATACTTTGAAATCTTCTCCATCAGGATTTTGTCCTAAATCATCCATAATCACTGAGTACTGATTCTCGTAACCATCTAGATAATCAGAATCTGGTGGGAGAGAGTAAACTGATTGGCGACCAAATGAAAGTTTAGAAACTGCTTGTGCGATGATTTGACTAGTCACGGATTTTCCCTGACCAGCGTTTCCTCGCAACACAACGACCACAGGTTCTGGCCTAGCTACGGCGTGATCGTGCTTGTTTTTGAATTTTTCACACAAAGTTGCTAATGATATTCTTTTGCACTGTACTGCCAAATTGTAGAGTTGTTCAAAATACTTAAATGCACTGGCACAATCTGTGTATGCTTTTCTACCATTTCTCATGGCCAAAATGGAGGCGCAGTGTTCTGGAAAGTCTGTCAACATTTTGTCTAGTTTAGCTTGGGGACTTGTTTCTTCCTGTTTGAACCATGAAGTAATCCATTCTACTATTCTTTTAATTGTTTTTATTGCCCATTCTATGTTTTTTGCCAAGTTAAAGTTGTCATTTGCTTCTCTAATAGGAGACTGTTGCTGGAGAAGAGGAACAATAGGAGGGGCGGGGGTATGGAAGAATTTGGAAAGTTTAGAAGACAGCCAGTTAAAAACACTATCATTAGTGAGAATGTCAATTCCAGCCATCAAAGACAGACAGACAGTAGTGGTCAAATCTGGATTGTGAAGATAAAGAACTGAAGCAGCAACCATTTTTACAATTCTCATTACCATTTTGGTCCAGAATTCAGGAGAGGACAATGTTGTTTTAGCGCTCTCCCAGGTGTTACAAAGATCGGTGATCAAGTTTACAGCTCTGGTGAATTCAGTACAGTCTGCTTCAATTCCAATTGCTCTCAGTAACATACTTTGTAAACCAGACATGGGTGCTTGGGATTTAGTTAGCACCCCACCTTGCAACTGAAAAACCGACTGAACAGGGCCAGGGTTTGTTTCAACGTCATGTTGAAGTCTCTGTTTGTAATAAGAAGCATGATAGTCTCTAACGGCTTTGAAAAAATCAGTGAAAGTAGAGAACCCATAGTCATAAAGTTCATCATGAAGGGGCTGTTTCCAAGGTCTATATCTTGCTTTGTAAATGGACACTCCAAAAGAGTTTCTGGAGCCAGTGAAGACAATGTGGTAGAAACACTTAGGAGTAGAGATGGGAAGCTGACAAGGTTTTTCGCCCATACACACAAGAAGACGTCCAGAGCGAGACAGACCAAAACCGGGAATTTCGTATTGACAAACTGTTCTGCCATGAACCTTGTAAGTGAATTGAATGATTTCATCTGAGAAGTTTATGAACAAATCAACTCTGTAGATTGAAATAGGGTCTTGAAGCTCCAAAATCTGAACCGGTGTGTTGGCATGTATTTTTGAAACAGATTCGGAAGGCCAAGGGAAGTAAACAGTAGGCCTTGGGCAGAAGACTCTCATTTTCTTGTATCTGAAATGTACGGAAAACCTATCAGATCCCTGTACAAACAATCTTCCGAAGTCAGATGTTGGAGCAACACCAAAGCGTGAGGTGTTAGAAAAGTCAGAGAATCCGTTAAACCAAACAGCAGGTAGGACAGATAGTGGAGAAGTATAAGGCAGAACAAACGAAATTTGATTCGTAGAACCAGCTCCAACCAGCCACATGTGTGGGTCTCGAGTGTCTGCGAGAGAAGGAGTGAAAGGCATTGTTTGGGTTGTTATGTCTACCGGAGCACCGCTAGGTACGTACCTGACTACAGCCCCAGCCGCACTTCCCGAATTGAGAGAAAGGGTTACTTCCAGATCACACTTATAATAAGTGAAAGGAGAAAACATCAAAAAGTTCCAGTCTTGTTTAGTTCTATAAGGGGGGGTTGAGCTAGTTGCTGATTGAAAGCTTAACCATCTATGTTGCTCATCTAAACCAAACTCGTTTTCCTTGAGTCTGTCACTAGGCAATGGTGTCAAGAGAATATTGTTCATAACTCCTGAAGCAGATTCCAAAGAAAAAGAGTTATTTAAGCCTTGGTTTGTGCCTACAGCCAAGGCTGAAGCGAGAACTGCTCTGTCATAAAAGAAAGAAACTTCAGTCTGATTCTCAGGAAGTTGAATTGGAACGGCAACAAAATCAGCTGAAGCGTTATCATCTGAAACTTTTCCTTTCTCAGCGTTGTCCACACCTTGAGGGGTATACTTGGTTGGGGAAATTGGCATTCTGAGGGTAAAGTCATCCCCACCCGACACGAGTGTAAGAATGTCAGAATTAGTAGGGCAACCAACAGGGTAGGTGAGAGGCGTAAGTTGCCAGACAGAAAGCCACCCATCTACAGAAGTAATGGATGGAGTGGTATATGAAGTCTGTCTATAATGTGTGGGGGAAATGAAAGGGACAGTGAAGTTGTAACTAGAATTCAATCCTAGATCCCAAATAGCATAGGTGGCTTGCATGGCTTGGTCTCTAGTCGTTGGTTTCCCTGCACCAGGTGGTGTGTACGATATCAAGAATTTTCCTTTTGTCATAGCACTACCCGTAAAGACAAACAAGTAATTTAAAGAACCTCTGTATTGATTGAAATTCCTAGCAACTGATGCTAGCATGGAATTGGCCATGCAAGAGCAGGACAGAGAGACTTGATATGTCACTAAAGCGTTATTTGGGACTGTGTTTGTTGCTGAAAAATAAGGAAGTCTTTGTGTTGAAGACACATTACCAAGAAAGGTTGGGATTTTACATAATGACAGCAAGTCTGTAAATTCTCCACACATGTAGTCAGATGGTGTTGCTACTGTTTTTCCATATACTGGAACAGTATTATCTGGAGTTGTGGAATAGAAAGTACCTGCGTGTTCCCTGACAGTCACCGGTATTGGACTGTCTGCTTCCAAAACTGAGTGTCTTAAGCCATTGAATACTGGTTTCACAGGTTGTATGGACAGAGTAATGTCCACTTCCGTGGCTGAGCCTGCAGCGTACTGCAAAGGGGAAAGAACAGCCACCACAATGGTCCAATTTGCATGCTGTGTCCAGGATGATGTTGGGCAAATGTTCACGTATGGTACTTCCAGGTCACAAGTTGTGTTTGTTCTCAAATTTAAAATTTGGTGAGGATAAACTGTCCATTGCCAATAGTTTTGGTGGTTGAGTGCCAATGGCCGGAGAGTTTGGGTGGACTTATCTTCGTAAGAATGTCCACGAAGAGAACCTGTTTGCCATGTAGTATCAACCTTAAAGGGCTCTTCTCCAATAGGGTCGTCGACTGCAGAGTAGGAGGAAGTGTCAAATTCTGGAGCCATAAAAACTAGTAATGATCCTGCATGAAACTGAGAGGCATTGCATTGAACTTGTATGCGCCAGCCACACTTGCAAAGGTAGTGTCTTCGAAGAGTAGATCCAAAAACTCCACCCTGCTTGCCTGCCAGCACATGTGGAAGAGGTATTCGAACGTGGTCAAAAGGTTTTTGTGTTGTTGTCCATGTAACCAATTTGAGAGTGTAATACCTCTCTGCAGCAAGCACCTTGTCTGTGGCGGTGTCTGCACAGGAAGCGGGATGCTTTCCTTTGTGTCTCGAACCAAACGCAAACAAACGACCCACTGTGGATTGAGTGTTTGTAGCCGTGTTGCCTGCGGTGTCCGATGACACTCTGTCAGAAAGGTTGGTCATTTCTTCAGTGTTTTGATCCATAAGAAGCGGAGCAATGTTCTTGAATGCATCAGCCGCGCTTCCAAGGATATTCATTAGTTGACCTTGTGGTTTTGTGTTTTCTTTGCCAACGCCGTTAGCATTAGCGGAAAGGTCAATTGAATTTTGATATTGGTTTGAGTAATAATTGTTAATAATGACACCTTCATTACCTGACGACTGAGAATTGTTTTTGTCCGAGGAGTTGGAGTTGCCTTGTGGTTCCATCAACACATCTTGAATCAATGGTAGATCAGTCCATTCCATAACACAATCCGGGGGATGAAACACGTCGTCGTCCAGGTCAACAGTAAGGAGGTCAGTCGGGTACCATTCATTGTCAAATAGTAAAGCAAAAGATCCATCTGCAGAGATGTCAATAGCAGTGCAAAGAGGGCACAAAAACGGATATCCGTGCTTGCACGCCATATTGCCAGTTAATAAAATTGGAAAACCAAGACCACTTGGTTTGGAGAAGCTGTGACAGTTTTTAAACCAAAGTGACGGTGTAAAGCACAGTCAATTGGTCTCCTGATCAGATCCCGCACGCGGGGTACCTTCAGGACATTCTTGGCTTCTCTACCGGAGGGCTTAGGAAAACCATCCTCTGGTTCCGTAAAGAACGTTCATCGAATCAGGGTGCTGGGGTTGCACCGCTCACAGCAGTGGATCTTATCCACGGGGCTTTTGGCCGCAGAGGCTCTTGTCGCCAAGAGGGGAGTCCGCTGCTACTGTGAGGTCGCTACAGCTGTTTCGATGCGCACTCTAGACTTCCGCAGAAAACTGTTTTCTTCACCGTTTCCGGCATGTTGCATTCACACTTGTCGAGAGACGGAAAGACCGCCGTGTGAATTCTCCGAAGAAGGAAGGGGCAACACGTACCCTTTTCACGGATAGAACCCGTGAAAGTAGAAATAAGATAAAGAAAATAACCCTGTCATATTCCAAGCGGCTTAGACCGGGGGAACCAAGGTTCCAAAGGAAAAGATTCAAGGTTTCTCAACCCGAGAATGCTCCGCCCAGCAGGGCAGAAAACATCACATAATCGGGGAGGCATGATAGCACTTTCGTCGGAAATGATGTTAATTCCAACCACGTCGAAAAGAGAGAGGTTCTTTCACCGAGGGGCTTGTCACAGGAGGCCGAATTAAATGTATGGGTGTGAACAAGCGGCAAGGGAGGGAGAACATCTCGTTTCGAATTCGTCAAGGGATTTGAATCAAATCTAACTTATATGTTTCTCTTAGCCTGGGCCGGAAAATGCTGACTTTCCTCTGATTAGCCAACATTCAAGGGATGAATTATTTGGTCCTTTCATTGGACCCGAGGTGGGAGTCGGGTTAGGAGTGGGAAAGACGTGGGGTGGCACTATCGCAGTCCCGCGTTCAAAGGGGTTACCCCTGGGGTGTTCTTTACCGCGAAGATGCTAGCGCATCTCCGCGACAAAGACCCCAGGGCCCCCTTTGAAA